ATGTTCTCAAAAGCGAGCCCAGTCGCACACGGCTTTGCATCTGCTTCCGTTTTGAATAATTTAGCAAAAACAATGAATCGAGAGTTTGAGGCCTCGATAAGCTCTGTTTCCACTCTGGAGTCTGGAAATTTGTCATGCCATTTGTCCAATCTACTTTCTACAGTTTCGTAATCGTTTAAGTTAAACATTATTCCTTCCAATCAAAGTCGTTGTCTTGCATGGCTTCATGGCAGGTTTTTGCAATTGCCAAATATGCAAGTGCGTCTTTGTAATGATCGTCAATTTCTGGACTTTCCACACTCCTACTAATTTTGACAAGTGCCATCGCAACAGCAACTTGATTTGGTGTGATCGGATAACCAAGATAAGCAGACCAGAGCTGCGCAATACGCGAATGCTGTGGCATTGGATGTCCATATTGCGATCCGCGTGCGTGGATAAGGCTGACTGCATCATCAAATAATTGCTCAGTCTTTGTCATAATCAAATACCCGCTCATTTTTGATATTTGTCATGCGTCTGTGCATATCCCAGCCATCTTTGCGACCGCGCCAGTAATGTGTTTGTTTTTGATCGTCAATATAACCCAGCAAAAAAAATGTGCCAGTAAATAAAGCGATACTTAAATAAACAAAATTTTCAAATGTCATTTTGCTCCCTTAAGCTGAACGCCTTGTTCAGTTAGGGTTTAGTATGACCCTATTTACCGACAGCGCAACCATTTCAGGGCTAATGTTTTATAACGATTAGATAACGCTAATATCCTCAAAATCGTCGATATGGTTATCAATCGTGCGGGGGTGATAATCTGTTTCACGCCCCATAAGACTTTCCTAGAGCTGTAAATGAGCCATCTTTGTTTATTGGAATCATTTGCACGCTCATATTTTTGCCATCCCAATCAAGGATAACTATGCCCATTTGCCAATTAGCCAAGCCTTTTGTATAACTTGCTTTGGCGCGGTTCATAAGGTTGCCCGTTTCGACCCCATACAGGGGTCTGTAAGCCCCGTAGAGCCCCTCAGAGTAGGCTGATATACCTAGCCTATGGGTATGCCCACAAACCACGCTCTTACCCGCCTTTTTAGCCAAATTTAGGGCAGTCTGTCCAGCGTTCTGAGATATGTTTGCTTCGTCGCCATGAGCTAAAATCCAGCCTTTTTCAAATTCATAAAATGTCTTATGGAAGGTAATGCCCATAGATTCAAAATCCATGAATTTGGCATATTGCAGCTCAGGCAGACTTATAAGTCCAGGCACTTTTAATAAAGTGTTATAAAGGCGATCAGTATGATTACTGCGGATAATGTGAGCCTCTCGGCTGTGCTCTGTGAGAGCCCAAAGTATTTCTTGGGTAGAGCTGCGGTCATCATCCAAAGTTTGTTGATAAGCCAAAGGTGTTTTCTCAGCCCATCTAGAAATGGTTTGAAAATCAATCTCATCACCCACACATAATACTGAATCAAACTTTTCTTTTCGAGCCAGCTTAATAACATTCTTAACAGCTGTTTCATGGTGGTATGGAATTTGCAAATCACTTATTACTAAGTATCGCTTAATCGTCATCCTCATCGTCAGTTGGATCTATAGAAGGAATAATCCCACCATCGCCTACAATCCAATCAGGGAATGTTTTATGTTCAGTCATAAGCCAAAAAGCATGTTCAGGCGTAAATCCTGCTTTTCTAGCTGCTTTGTAGCATTCGTGTAGAGCCAAGTAATGTTGATCGATTTTACTTAATGGCTCAGGAGTGTGGCGAACTACTCTCCGATTAACCTTTTTGCGTGGTGTGCGTTTTCGTGTGTTCGCCATGATTAAATTATGACTTGCTAATTAAAATAAATAACTCATCGACACGCTTTTCAAGTCGATTTAATTGATCCTTCATAGATGACCCTGAGTTGGGCTTTAACTCTGAAAGGTAAGATTTAATAACCCAACGCAGAGCCACTAATAAACTTGTTGCAATTGCGCAGACGCCAACGCCAAAGGCGACCCATTCGTTTGGACTCATTTTTCACTAAAGCCATAATCTACTTCGCTCCCTGACTTTGGATCTAACGCTTTTGCTATTGGAGCAACAACTGCACCAAGCAAGGTTGCATAAGCTGGATGAATGTCAGCCACTATTGCTAAAGCAACCGTTATTCCACTAGCTGCTACAGCTCTCAAATATGACTTAATTGCCGCTTTGTGTTTTTTAGTTAGTTTCATTAGTTGCCTTTCAGTAGTGGGATGTCGAACTTATGACCTTTTTGATTTGGCTTAAAACTTATGTGAATGTGCTTATGGTGTGGATTTATGCCCCGATACTTAACCCAACGCCATAATGACTTTGCTGAACATATTTTACCAGCATGGATTATGTAAGATATACGTTTATCTTTTTTTGCTGCGAGTCGAAGCTGATCTGCCAAATCATAACTAATCCCTTGTTGGTCAGATAAGCCAGCGTCAATGTCGATCGCGCAAACTTCTCCGTTAGATCTTGGGTTGTGATCGGATTTTCTAGATGCGTGCTTATTATCGCCGATCCATCCATCAGCTTTCCTGCTCCTACCCACAAACGCTCCATTTATTTGGTCGCGTAATGTTTCAGCAGCTTTAGATAACCAAGGCTTCATTAGCCAAGTATCATTTTAAGTTCATCGGCAGTTAAGCCAATGCGATCTAAAATTGCTTGTTTCTCGGCAGCCCTTGCTTCGGCTTCGGCTTTTTTTGCTGCATCATTAGCAGTCTCTAGTTCAATTTGAGCAATTTCATCAAGGGTTGCATCCCTAACAATTTCCTCGCCAGTTTCACAATTAACTTCTTTAATTTGTAATTTTGCTTTTGTCATTATTTAACTCCGTAAAGTAGGGCAGTTCCTGATGTTATATTTCCTGAATTGCAAAATAAAGACAAACTTGAAATTGCGGTTGTCTGATTATAGACACCAAATCCATTGTAAGATTTGAATGATGTATTTGTTGAAGCATCTACACTAATTGACCTAAAATCAATAATTTTCCAAGTTGCTGCATTTGTATAATTATAAATATTGACAATAGACAATCCAGTAGCAACAGAATTATCATTGTTTGCAGCAATTTGAATTCTTGCTTCATTAAAAGTTCCAGTTGATTGATCGTTAGATGTGCTATTTGTAGCCCAATATGCGTGCCTATTAGCAGAAGAATCTGCATTTAATCGCATATAAAGACCAATATCATCTGTTGCTGGCTTAAAATTTTGGATTACTAATTGTAAATTATTGTAAGTGGAAGGAATTGAGGATAATGTTACGGATGCTCCACTTAAACTTGTTGTGCTAATTAAAGTCATTCCACCACTTGCTGGTGTTGCCCATTCAGGAGCAGTTGCGCCAGAATTAACAGTTAATACCTGACCTGCTGTTCCAAGTCCTAATCTAGTATTGGTATTTGCTGTTGATGAACGATATTCAATATCACCTAAAGTTGTTGATGGATTTAATGCTTTAGTTGTCGTATCAATTGCAGTTCCAAGCGAACGAATCGCACTTGCACCATCTTTAACTAGATCGGTGTCATCTGGAGTAGTCCAGCTGTAATTGGTAGTGGTTGCCATTTTATCCTTTTCCTATGCGACTATTGTAGCGTATTCCCAAGTCAATGTTGGGTCTATTGTGTTCCAAGCCTCTGTGGCTGGAGTTGTATTCCAACGCATCGCCACCTGGCTAAATCCAACTGGTGAAACATTGATTGTTAAAAACAGCTCATTAAATCGAGTACTCCATGACCAGCCTTCAACATATCCTTGAAATGTGCCACCAGATATTTGGCTTGGCAGATTTCTAATATCAACCGGCATTCCCATGAATACGCCGAGCAAGTCATCGCGGTCCTCATCATCTATCTCAGAGTTTGTTATTGGGAATGTTATTGATTGAAATGCTGGCTGTGGGTAAGCTCTTTGGTCAATATAGCGATCAGCAATAGCCTGAGCATCAACTGCACCCTGAACTCTAGAATTGATGGTTTCGGCTTTATAGCCATATAGGGCAATTGAAGCTGCATCGGTAGCTGTGACCTGTGAATTGTAATTATTGCCATAATTTATATATATGTCATTTCTAACATCTGCTGAACGCATGATTGTTGAAAGTCCAGCACCTAATGCATGACCTGCATCTAGTTCAACATAACCATTAGTTAAAAGATAGTTTTGTCTGTGGTCTGCATCTGCATAACCAATGTTGCCAGCGTTATCCTCATAAATATAACCAAATGCTGAATTGGCAATATCTGAAATAACATTGTAAATTGTATCGACTGTGGTTGATTGAGCAGTCATTGTGTAAAGACCGGGCTGATCTATTTCGCCTAATCCTAAATTGACTGCATTCTCCCAAGTTTCAGTTGCATTGTAAGTTGACCATTGTGAAGCTGCTGGCACATCATTCCAAGTTCCAAGCAATACGCTAGAAAGAATGCCATAAATTTGATCGCCGTCCTCATCTTGCGAAATATTGTCATCCCAAATTTCTTTAGTTAATTTAGCAAGTGAACCCATCGCAATAAGTGTGTATTCAACAACTGTCGCTTTGGATCCAGTAGCACCAACTCCAACAGTCACATCGGTAATATCTCCACCAAATAAACTAACATAAGTTCCTGAAGTATCTTTTACCTGTAAATCTAAACTGTCATTTATGTCAAAAGGTAAAGTTTGACCATTTAAAGCCAATAATGTTATTTGAATATAAGATGGAAGTGGCTGTTGGTAAATATCTGTGCGACCTGCCTGATGCTGAACATCGGCAATAGTTATGTCAGTATAATCAACCCCACCG